GACCTACGTTCAGCCCGTTGAGTTTGACGCGCCGGAATATTTCTTCGGCGGTATCTCTGAGTTCGAGCTGATCCGTAACGAGTTAGTGAGCGACCAAATTGTGCAGCGAGCAGTGCCGGCAATTCTGGAGAAGTCATCGACACTGTTTTACAAGGTTGATGGCTTCAAGGAGTTACTGGCAGACCGCAAGTCTACCGAGTTGGTGGAGTATTTTAACCAACTGGAAAACCTGCGGTCTATCTACGGCGCGGGCATCGTTGACAAAGAAGACGAGATCGAAGTGCACGCCCAGTCATTAAGCAACCTGGCCGAGTCCGACATGATTACCCTCCGCCGCCTGGCAATGGTGACTGGCCTATCACTATCTACTCTGGTCGGAGAACCACCAAAAGGACTGAGCGCAACCGGTGAAGGCGACCGGCAGGTTGATATGCAGACAATCAAGTCGTTGCAATCAGAATACCTGCTGGACAAGATCAACCGGCTGATGCAACTCTGCGGGCGTGGTGTCGTTTGGTTTAAAGAGAACCAAGGCCAGACTGACAAAGACCGGGTGGCGCAGGAGACTGAGGTTATCAAGAGCGCGCTGGTGTTGTGGCAGATGGGGCTAGACTATGAGAAATATCTTGAGAAACACGGCGTGATCGAGGTTGACGCATTCGACGAGATGTTTGGCAAGCCGGACGATGAACCCGAGCCTATGCCTGAGCAGGGCGGCATGAGTCTTGAGCAGTTGATGGGTGGCGACGGTGAAGCGTGAAGTAAGCGCCCCCAAAGGCGCAACTATCAAAGCGCCCGAGCCGCCCAAGTCAGAGATCCG